ACGTTTGCCCTGCTTCGTTACAACAATGACATTCACGAAGTAGAGGAAGATTCGGACGATGATCTGTGAGAATCAGCATCCGTGGGGGTTACTTCTCTGGGCCACCGGAGCTAGATGCATACTGCACACAAATGAGAGCAGTAATCGTCCATGCTTCTGGAGTTCACAGAAGTTACTTCGCTGGTGAATACCAACCAGAAGGTAATCAGTTACCTGCATGTTGGTCAACGGATACTGAGAGACCAGCGTTACAAGTGCCAGCGGCTACTCGCCAATCTGGTAGGTGTATCGACTGCTCTCAGAATATACGGGGGTCGGCAATAGGTGGTAACGGCAGAGCGTGTAGGTTCTTTCAGCTTTTAGCGATTGCTTTTGAGCATGATCTAAACACTGTACATAGACTGCAAGTTCCGTCAGCAAGCATCTTTGGCAAGAGCAACAGTAACATGTCGCTTGAAGCCTACTCGCGCTTTTTGGCTAGACACGGAACGCCAAGCGCAACGGTAGTAACAAAAATTTACTTTGATACTACAAGTAACATGCCTCGCTTGTGCTTTGCACCGTCGAGAGCATTGCGGACGGAAGAGTTAGACGTTGTGCGTGAGGTCGTTACTCGGCCCAGCACCCTCAACACAATAACGTTTGAGGTTGTAGATCACACACAGTCACCTTTTCCGGTTAGTAAGGGTTTTGAAATTAAGGAGACATATCATGGCTGAAGCCAACTACATAATACCTAGCGCAGAAGCGCTATACCCAAAAATCGACCAGACTTATAAGTTTGACCAGACTGCAAACCGCTCAGTTCCTTGTGATCCTTTTGATGACGGTGCAGCCTACGAGCTAAACTTTAAGTTGTCAGAGTCTGACGCTAAGAAGTTATACAAAGCGATGAAGGCTTACTACCTTGAGAGAAAAGAAAAGAGCTGGCCTGACAAGTTCCCAAATCCTTTCAAGAAACAAGAAGACGGTACTTACGAAGGTAAGACCCGATTAAAAGGCGCTTTCGGCAAAGATGCCAGCCGTAAACCACTGTTAGTGGATTCTAAAAATACGCCATGCGGTGATGATTTCAGACTAACCAGCGGCAGTATTGTCAATATATCTGTGACATTTGTTCCGTACAGTGTCTCAGGTAGCACTGGTGTTAGTTTGCGTATCAACGCCGTACAGGTGTTGAAGTACGAGCCAATGAAAGCTAGCAGTCCTTTTGCTGCTGTTTCTGATGGCTTTGTGGCTACGGAAGTCAGCCCGTTCTCTCCTGCCCCCGAAGAACCTGTTACCTCTACCGAGGATGATGACGATGGTTTTGGGGACGAGGAAGATCTGCCCCCTGTGGCAGAACCGAAAAAGAAGGTCGTCAAAAAGTCTGCTCCTGCACCTACAGACGCTGGCGATCTAAGTTCGATCATTGATGCTTGGGATGACGAAGACTAGGTTTTAATGGTCACTTCACCACGGCTAGGTATGTGGTAAGCCGAAAAGAGTGGCACATCTGCCTGTCACTTCTGCCGTGGTGTCTTTTCTTTTTAGGTGCATAAATGGATACAAAATTATTTTTGAGGAGTCTGCTGCCCCCCGAAGGAATTTACGTTTTATTGCGGATCAACCCGCAAACAGGAAACCTTGAGCAAACGTCTTACACGGACATAGACGATTTAGAACGTGCTGCTGTAGAAGCAGACAGGGCAGGGTTGGACGTATATTTTGCGTTGAGTTCTTTCGGTAAGGAAAACTCTCGTAAGGCAGTAGACGCCAAGTACATACAAAGTTTCTTTCTGGATTTAGATTGTGGGGCCGACAAACCACACGCAACACAGGTAGACGTAATTCAAGAACTGCAAAGTTTCTGTGCAGCAACTAAATTACCAAAACCACTTATAGTTAGCTCTGGTAGGGGCGTGCACGTCTATTGGATGCTGCGCGAGGCAGTCAGCGTTGTTGATTGGAAGCCCGTAGCGCAAAGACTAAAGAACCTATGTGCAGAGCAGGGGTTTGAAATAGACACCAGTGTTCCCGCAGATGCGGCTAGGGTGTTACGTGTTTTAGGTACGCACAACTATAAGCCAAACCCACCCGCCCCAGTGCAGCTTCTAAGCAGTGTTCCCAAAGCTGTAGATTTCGATTGGTTTTCGGAGGCCATCGGTGGGCCGGTGATAACAGTTCCCACAAAGCATGAAGAGGGGAGCGCAGGGGCTTTTGCTGAGTTCTTACTAAAATCTAGTGAGTTCAGCTTCAAAGACATTCTAGTTAAAACAAATAACGGTAATGGCTGTGCGCAACTTGGTTTGATAGTAGCTAACCAAGAAGTTACTACAGAGCCAATGTGGAGAGCAGGGCTATCTATTACAAAGTTCTGTCGTGATGGTGACAAGGCAGCACACATGCTGTCTGCAAAGCACCCTGAGTACGTCCCACACCTAACAGAGACTAAAAAGGATCTGGTAAAAGGGCCATACAGGTGTACAACGTTTGACGAAAATAATCCAAACGTCTGCACGGACTGCCCTCACTGGGGCAAAATAAAGTCCCCAATAGTGCTTGGACGTAGGTTCAAAGCATCTGAAGATTGTGCCGATAGTGAAAACGCTGCGGAACCATTAGATGAATTTACGGAGTCCCCGGAGTACGCACTAGTAGATGATACGTCAGAACATGTTATACCCGCATACCCGCGCCCATACTTTCGTGGAGCTAGCGGTGGGGTGTTTGTTAGAAGCACCAATGCAGACGGTGAGACAGATGAACGGGTAATCTACCAAAACGACATCTACGTAACACGGCGTTTGCATGATGTTGAAACCGGCGAAATGGTTGTAGTGCGGTTACACTTACCTAAAGATGGAGTGAGGGAGTTCACACTACCGCTAACAGCACTTACATCTAGAGAAGAATTTAGGAAGAATATGGCAGCGATGGGCGTTGCCGTTTTGAAACAGGACGACTTGCAGCAGTATATGACTACATGGGTTAACGAGTTACAGGCAAAGTCTGTAGCAGATACAGCACACCGGCAGTACGGATGGTCAACAGATGAATGCCGTAGCTTTGTGGTTGGTGACAAAGAGATACATCCTAATAAGATTTCTTATAACCCACCTACCGTACCTACAATGCAGTCATACCCATTCTTCAAAACGAAAGGAACGCTAGAGGGTTGGCAGGAGATGGCTAACTTCTACCTATCAAGAGAAGGTATGGAGATGCATCAGTATATCGTGTGCACTGCTTTTGGTTCTCCGCTCATGCAGTTTCTACCGCAGAACTGCGCCACTATGCACGTACATGATAAGGCTGGCGGTGCAGGGAAAACAGCGGCTATGAAAGTGGCCGCAGCAGCGTGGGGGCATTTCAAGGGGATAGTGGTGGATGATAATGACACTACCTCTTTCAAGATGAATCGTGGAGAGGTGTTACACAACCTACCTTTCTATATTGATGAGGTTACAAATACACCCGAGAAGGAGATGAGTGGTCTTGCGTATCAATTAACCAGCGGGCAGCAGCGCGGGCGTATGAGTAATGGCTCAAACATAGAACGCACAAGAGGCGAACCTTGGAAACTATTGTGCTGCACTACAGGCAACATGAGTGCAATTGAGAAAATATCGTTGTTCAAAGCTGGGCCGAAAGCAGAAGCACAGAGGATACTAGAGCATCGCGCTAGGCAGATCTTTTCAAAGTCAAAGGACAAAGAACTTACCGACAACTTTGAAAGAAGCATAGAAGAACACTATGGGCACGCAGGCCCGATCTTTATACAGCACGTAATGAATCACATAGATCATTACAAAGGACAGCTCCGTATTGTGCAACAAACTATAGACCGCCGTGCTGGGCTGGCTCCAGAAAACAGGTTTTGGTCGGCAGGGGCAGCGTGCGCTATAACTGGTGGCATGATCGCTCAGAAGTTGGGGTTGGTGGACTACGATATGGAAGTCATTACCAAATGGGTTGTGGGGCTACTAAAAGAAAACAAGAAGAGCGTAAGTGAAATGGGGGCATCAGTAGAGCAAGTCTTAAATGACTACATCATGGAGCACTACGGTAACGTGTTATGGATAAAAAGCACTGATGACTTACGAAAACAAAATGAGACTAACATACTTGCAAACGGGTTAGATTCCCTTGTGGTGCCTGACGCTGTACCAAAAGTTAAGTTTGTTGCAAGGTACGAGACAGACATAAAACGTATGTACTTGTTACCTAAACCACTAAAAGAATGGTGTGGTAAACAGCAGATAAACTATGCGGGGTTTGTAGAAGACCTCATTGAGAAGCTGAAAGGCAAGCGCACTAAGATGCGTTTGAGTAAAGGCACGCAAATGAGACTGCCACCTACAAACGTGATCGTAGTGAATTTTTCAATAGATGGCGAGTAGTGGGCGTACTCAGAACTGATGATATAAACCCTGATGGAATACGTATCGTAATTGATTGGCCCAGCATGGTTATCAGCAGTTCAGTGTTCGTGCCTTGCATAAACACTCACTTGGCAAAACAACAAATACTGAAAATAGTTACTGGTTTTGGCTGGGAATGTACGGTAAAAGTTGTTACCGAAAGTGACAAATTAGGTGTTCGCGTTTGGAGAACCATGTGATAACATGCCGCTTCATAGGGTGTAGTCTCCAACAAAATCCTATATCTCCCACAACCCCTCTACCTTGGCCTCCCTTACACCTTGGTAGGGGGGTATCCCTAAAAGAACCCTACGTCATCTACTAGATCTTGTGCGCCTTTAGATAATGTAACGCCGTTGTACATCTTGGCCTTGGTCGTGCGTTTATGGCTTTCTAGAGACCGTTCTATTGTTTTACTATCTATACGCAGTTTAGGGTTTATTCTGACAGCATCGCTGGCGTTAAACTCATTCATCTTCCTACGTAGTCTTCTCTTTTCGTCAAACTCGCCGAATCTGGTAGCAACATAGTAGCTATTTAATAGTCGGCCTCTTTCTCGCGTGGCCGCAGTCTCTATGTTTTTTACTGCCCGCTTTTCTGCTTCGCTTCTCGTATATTCGGCTGGTGGGAACCCTAGTATCTTTACTGCCAACTCTCCTGCTGACATGTCATCGTATATGTAGTCGCCGCGTCTGTTACGTATCCCTCCCTCCATAGGGTAACGAATTGCACCCTGATACACGTTACGTACTGCTCCGGGCAATAGGTCTTCAAATCCACGCACAAGATCTCTGCCGGTCTCTGCTTTTACCATTTTCTCAGCGCCTCCAATCGCTCTGGACAAAACGCTCCATGCAGGGCCACCCACATAATGCATGAATGTTTCTGCGGGTGATGGGTCAGATGCAAACCTGTTTGCTTCAACAAGCAAGTCGGTCAACTTGATACGCTCAGATACATCAATGCCAAGGAGTTCTGTTGGTATTCCTCTGTATATAGCCTCGTTGTTTAGTGAGCTACGTACAAAAGTATCGAAATCCTCTTCGTAATCGTCCGTAAATCCGTCGTATAACGCCGAAACTGCTCCGTACAGTGGCAATCCTTGCACCCCAGCCAACAACAATGCGGATAAATGCACCCCTGCAAGCTGTTTGAACGCTTCTGATTTAGCTGTTTTTACGAGCGCGTCTATCGCACTCTTTGCCATACCTTTTGATTCAAGATCTTTTCTGTAGCTGTCGGCGTATACTTTAACAGCCTCATAACCTGTTTTACCCATTGCGTAGTACATTTGAATGCCGTAGTTCTTGTACATCAGAGCCACGCGCATCACGCCCTCTCGCGCAAGTCGAGGGCCAGTTTCTAGGGTAGCGCCACCATTTATTAACTGAGTTTCATGTAACGCTTTATCTGCTGCTTCTTTTCTTTGCTCTGCCGTCGCTTTGCTTGGATCACCGTTTGTAAGTTTATCTAGTTCTAGCTTATAAGCCGTTACCATAGTTACTTGCCGGTTCATCAATTCTGCTTGATGAAACATAAGTGCAGAGGCGTTTGTCATAGCGTCATAACGACTCATCTTACGTCCAGCACCATCTATACTCAGTGTATCTGCGAGGAATGACGAGTTTAAGTGTCCTCGTCTAGAAGCCAGTTGGATCAGCGGTGCTAACTCTTCTAACTCAGTAATTTTATCTTTGGGCAGTTCTAAATCTTCTCTTACGGAAAAGAGTAAGTCCCCGCTGTTTGGATCTCTGGTAAACGTATAGTAGTTATCCAAGCTCTTGAGAGACATATCTTGCAGTGTTCCGTATAACCCGTCCTCTGCAAGTTTTTGTTTTATGCTGTCCGGGGTTCTTATATCACCATATAAAGTGCGGCTTGCCTTATTCATAGGCGCACCTTGAAACAGCAACGTAGAATTTTTTACTGCGTTAGTGGCTTGTTTGGCCCCGTACTTACCGCTCAACATGGGTAACGCAAATAACGGTATTTGAGATAAGTTCACGAGTGCCGAAGATGCGTTAAATCCTATCGTGTATATAAACGCTAGACGGTTAAGGTGTTTAGGATAGCCTTCCACGGTGGGTTGTATCGCAAACTGTGCACGGCTTCTAAGCTCTTCGATTAGCTGTGCGTCCCTAGCACTGTCTCTACCCAGCCCCTGTGCTTCAACTTGCTCCAGCATCTGATCTAGTTCACGCGATATAGCGTTGCTGTTCTTGATGCGTTCTGTCTGTCGCGCTAAGTCAAAGGCTTTTGTTCTGGCTGCGTCTACTGCATCCATGTCGTAGCCTTCAGTGTTCTTACGTTTGATTAACGCTTTTGCAAAAGAAGATTCTGGTAGCTCTTCAATGAACAACCTAGTTATTTGTTCTTTTATTGTGGGGTCTACGTTCTTGTCTGTTAGATCTAGTATCTTCAATACATCAGAAACGAATGACCCCGGCGGTGGGTTTCTATAAGAAGACGACTTACTATTATCCCAAGAATCAACCTCAAAGCCTTGCTTCTCGTAAGACTCCATAGCGGCAAGTCGTTCCCCCGGCGTGTTAAAAGCAAATACCGCCGCGTTAGATTTATCACCTTCCTTTTGCCGCACGGCTAACCAATAGCTGCCACTACGAGTAAGTGGGAAGTATGGCTCCTTACCTGTGTTTTCTAGCAGTTTAGCCAGCAGTTCGTTTTTAAGGTTAGTTCTTGTGGTCTCTCCTACAGGTAGATCGTCAAGACGCCCCCGCAAAGAATCTATCAGCGCGTTGTACTGATCTCTGTAGAATCCACGCAGCTCTTCATAGGCTCTTCTTCCGTCTGGCCCCATTTCTGCACTTTGAAATAATGTACGTAACTCGTTATATTTATCTACCTTACGTTGCGAAGTTCCTTCTACCGTTTGATCGCCGTATTTCTTCTTGGCTTCAGCAGGTGTTAAGTTGGGGTCTACCTCGTTTATAGTGCTTTCATAAACAAGGTTATTGAAGGTCTTCATTGTTTCTTGTGATGCTTTACTGGCCCACCGGAATACAGGCTCTAACGTCTGTCTAGTAACCTGTTCTGCCTCCGTTAAACGCCCACGCTGCGTTTCTATGGCATCTAGTATTCTTTTTGCGTTGGGTATGCTACGAGCTTCAGCGATGTCTTGTATTGATCCGTTTGGCAGGAACCCAAATATCTTAGTAAGGTACTTCTTAGTTCCTACTTGCGGGTCTGTCAGGAGGGCGTTTATCTCTTTCGATAGCTTCTTTCTTGCAGTCGCTCTACCCTCGGCTGTTCTAAACCCAGCTTTTTGACCCTTTATCTCTTCAAAGATTCTACGCACATCATCGGGCCTACCTGATGCAGCCAGCAGAGGGCCATATCTAAACTCAGGTGCGGGCGCTAGTATCTCTTGTATGCGTCTAAACGCCTTACCTCTAGCACTGCGGTCAAACCTCTGAATACCCAAAAAGTCCGATAGTATCTGTAGCAGATTCTCCCAAAAGGTTAGTTGCTTACCCTTGGGCGATATTTTCGCTAGGTCGTTTTGGAACTTAGCGTTGGTAAATGCTTCTGCTACAAACTCTTTTAAGTTGGTTGCTCCATAGGCATCCCCAAGCTGTTCTTTCACTTCGTCGTAGAGTCTTTGTAGCTTCTTTGTGTTTGGGTGTGACTTGTTCTCCAGCACGTTATCTGTGGCCGCGTGTGTCATCTCATGCAGCAGAATGCCGACAGAGGTGCCAGATTCTTCGTCTAGTAGTATCTCGTTTGTTTTTGGATTAAACGCACCGTCTAAGGGTACGACTTCCCCCGTAACTGGGCTTTTGCCCATGATAGAACGGCTAGGCCGCACGCTGATCTTAGTAGTAAACGTGTAGTTTGCTAGCGTTCTAGCTATCTTCTTAGTGGTCGGATCGTCTACAGTCTCAGCTATCTCCAGCAGAGTACGCCGCAGTTCGCCTTTCTTAGCTGCACGCAGTGCTGCGTCAGGTATGGGTGCGTCTATTGCGTTGTATGCAATGTTGCTAGCCCCAAGCAAGTTGTCTTGGTCGTTTATGGCTTGCTCATCTCGGGCAGCTTCTACGGCCTGCTTTTGAGTAAGTCCTTCCTTTTTCTTATCAGCGACAAGTTTCGTAAACTCTGTGTTACGTGCAGCTCGTTCCTCCTTAGATAAATCATTTAAGGTAACTGCTTCTGTAGTTTCTGCTTCGACTTCGGTTTCTGGCGCTTGTTGCGTCCTTGCTGCAACTCTTTCTCTACTCTTTCTTTCTAACTCTTCATTTCTAGCAGCCCGCTCACGTTCTCCCTGTTGCTTAGACGCCTCAGTTGCTCTTGTATTTACAGCTTTTATTTTTTCTTGAAACTGCCTTGTTAGCTCTTCTGTCTTCGCTGCTATTTCTCGCTTACGAGCCTCTTTAGACGATACGGACTTACGAACCCGTTTTTTCATCGCGGTAAGATCTTTTGAGTATTGCTCTCTTATCTTTTTCTTTTCTTTTGCGGCTTCAACTATTATCGGGCCAGCAAGTTCTGCTGACTGCCGTTCTAACTCCGCAAGAGTTTCTGCATCTACAGGAGGTCTAGCAGGGGGCTTCCTTACTGTAGGTGCAGTGGTAACTTCTTCTGCAACAGGTGCAGCGGCAGTCTCTTCTACAACAGGAAAAAACCCCTCATCGTCTGCAGTGGTAGCTTCTTCTGTCGGTTTAGCTTTCGCTGCAATCTTCTTTCTTGTTCGCTGTATCAGCGTAGGGGCGGCTACTTCTTCTGTAACACGGGGTCTTCTACCTGTGGGAGTAACAAGTTCTAGCTGCGCTTCTGGTGTGCCTTTTAAGAACCTGTTTATAGCGGATTTTGCTTTTCCAGAAGTGCTTCTTCTAGCAGCGTATTTGGTAAGTATGTCCTGCTGCTCAGTTTCTCGTAAGTCCTTATCTAGTAGTTTTTGTCGCACCGGGTCTTTCGCCGGGATAGATAAACTATTCAGAGCCTCTTCTGTAGCGACCACTGGATCTGGCGCAGTTTCAACGTCCGCAGACTCGGTAGCGGTGAGCCTCGCCTCTTGCCGTGCTTTAGCTAATTCAGTTGGGAACAAATCAGGCTGGTCTTCTGCGGCTATTGCTGCACGTTGCTGCCCTAGCCGTGCCTCATCTGACACAGGCTCTTCCGTAATTCGTTGTTCTCTATCTCGACGGTTAATACGATCTAGTACTTCTTCTCTAGTAAGCGCCTGTCCCTCTGGGGTAAGTGCTAGAGTTTCACCCGCAACAGTATCTGCTTCTGGTGCAAGTAATCTTTGCAGTTGTGGGCCAACCGTGCTTTCTGGTTCTAACCCCGGTATCACCATTTGGTCAGGAGATACTTCCTCTCGGACAGGTGCTTCAGGTTCTTCTAAAGATCTTTCATACAGTGCACGTTCTTCTGGAGGAAGTTTCTGCACGCGCTTTGCTATTGACTCTAGCCGACTTTCTTTCTGTTTGTCGGTAAGCTCTGCAAAGGGCTTCTTGTACCCGCCCTCTACCTTGGCTCGAATCTCGTCAATGTTTAGCTCTGGTGCTTTGGGCACGCCTAGTAAGTCTAGCTGTGTGGGTTCTTCTGGCCTAAACTCAAGCAGCCCTGCAATCTCAGGATCGTCAGACTCTTTCTGCGCTGCTTCTCCAATAGTCACCCCACGTTTTCTAGGAGCAAATAAGTCTATAAATCCTTGGATTATTGCCCCAGCGGTGCCGCCAAGTGCTGCTTCTTCCGCAGTGCCAGCAAAGGTTTCTGCTGCTGCGTTATATTCTTGCTCTGTTAAGTTCTGCAGTATGTTAGATCCAGCCTCTTGCAGAGCTTCTGCACTACCCGTTACACCGGCACTTTGAATACGCTCACCAAATGTTTCTATTTTTTCTGGGGGTATTTTTTCTAGTAACTTATTAAGAGCTGGTAAATCAGCAAATTTAACCGCTCGCGCTACAGGTATTATTTCTAATAATCCTGCTGCAATAACACGCGGATCATTTATTGCCCTTTCTCGTTCTTCTTCAGTAGCACCAGCGGCCCTTGCTCGTTCACTAGCCTCGCCCCTTTGCGCAGCAAGACCTAAAGCACCTACACCTGCTGCAACGGCAGCGCCGGGAGCACCTACTAGAGCACCAGCAACAGGCAATGCAAAAAACGCACCCGCAGACCCTAGTGCTTGACCTACTTGATAGCTAATAGAGTCAGGATCACCACCTTCTGGGCGTATAGCTGCAATACCGGCTTTAATTTTTTCACGGGCAGCAAGTTCAGCTTCTTCCTCTAATAAAGTGGCCCCACCAAGCAATGCGATTTCGCCCGTGCCAACAGCACCTGCGCCGATTCCAGAAGTAATGTTCTCGACTACGCCAGCTTCTTCGCGTGGAGCAAGAGCACGTAGCATTGCTATGTCTCTTTTTATGTCTTCTTCGTAGTCTTTGAGGGCTGCTACTGCTCTAGCATCCCCTGCAGCTTGGGCATTCCTAATCGCCGTTTGTACCTGCTCTAAAGAATGAGTTTGCATTACTGCTGTAGGTACTGACCCATAAGCTCAACCCGCTGTCGCTGTTTAGCTAAAGCGGCTCTTTGCGAACTAACATCTCCCCCCAGTTCTTCTATACGGCGTAATAAATCCTCTTCTCTTTCAAATATACCAGTGGCTTGCAAGATAAAGCCCTTAGTTATACCTGCTCTATTTACTGCGTCTTCTACATCACCACCCATTGTCTGCGCTTGATCTATCAATTGGGTTATTACTGGTGAGAGTAGTTCATCGCGGCGTTCTACTTCTTTCTGTAGTAGTTCCTGCATATCTTCTAACGCGGCTCCGCGCAGTTCAGCAGACGCTATCGCACGGTCAGTTTCTTGCCCCAGCAAATCTAGCTTCGTCTTGATGTTTTGTACGTCTGCATCAAGCACACGGTTTGCTTGCTGTTGAGCATCAGAAATATCACCTTCAGAAGCTCTAGACATGATGTTTGAGTACGCTTGCTTTTCTGCTGACAGCACTTGTTCTGCTTTATCTGCACTGTCAATGCCTTTCGCTAACACAGTTTGCTCAATATCTAGAAGCTCGTTCTCTATACCAAACTCATCTTTAAGGTTTTGTCGTTGCTGTGCACGTTGCTGAGACAACTTACCCATATACCCTGCAGCGAAGCCTCCCGGCCCACCACGTTGAGCGGAACCTATTGTGCCAGCTATAAACGCTTCAAATGGATCGCGTTCTGCAAGTTGCTCTTGCTGTCTACGCAGCCTGTTTATCTGGCTTTGCTTCCTAGTTTGCATCCCTGCAAGACCCATCTCGTCTTTAACTTCAGCTATTCTAGCTTTTCGCACTGCATCTGGGTCTCTAGCAGCTCGTTTATCTAAGCCTATGTCAGTTAAAATACCCTTCGCAGCATCTTGCCTAGTGGTGCCTATATCTAGTTTCGGTGTTGTGACTTCAAGCTCGTCAAATAACTTATCTTTGTCAATAGTGCCAACGCCCGGAATGGTGCCTGTTAAGTCATCAGAATCATCGTCGTCATCGCTACTATCGACTAGTGGTTTTACTCCCGGTACTGTTGTTTTTTTATCCTCTTGCGTTAGCGCACCTAGTCCTAACCCTGCAGCCCCTCTGCCCGCAGCTATGGTGCCCGGTAAGGGTGCTCTGCTAAGTGGTGCCCCGAATGGCACTACTTCTCTGGGGCCAACCTCCATGAGTTGTTTCCCCGGCTCCACTGGGCCATCTTCTGTTTGTCGTTTACGTTCTGCTGCTCCACGCTTCATTCTAGTAACTGAAGGAGCAGTGTCCTGTTTGCGGAGTCTTTCGGTTATTTTTCCTATCTTTGGGAGTATTCTTCCCGCAAGACCGGCAATGCGTGCGCCACCAGCAACAAGCCCAAGCCCCGGAACAAACATTAGTCCTGTGGCAAGAGCCTCTAAGACTTCAGGGTTCTCTCGCACATAGTCAATAAAACCCTTATCTAGCTGTTCTTCTGCAACTACTACGTTTTGTCCGTCTACCATCTCGCCAGACTGAAACCCAACAATGCCGCCTTGGGCCATACCCATCCGCTTTTGGCGTTGCATGGCTTCTTTTCGACGCTGCCCAAGAACGCCACCTACTTGTTCGGTGACCTTTCCAAGATTACGTCCCTGTTCTTGCTTGATAAGCCCTAGAACTTGTTGCTCTCGTTGTTGTGCAATAGTCTGAGGGTTCTGTTGCATCTTTAACTGTATGTCGCGTGCCGCAGCTTCTTTCTCTGTTTTTAGCTGTTGCAGTGCTAACAGGTCAGTAAGCTGCTTATTCTGCTGATATCGCTGTTGCAGTGCTTGCGGATTGCCCTGATATGCGTCTTTTTTACGCTGTATCATCTCCACGATGCCTTGAGAGGAATTAGTTATCATTAGGTTCCTCCTCCCGTTCCTGTATAGAGGGCAACTATTTCTTCAGCGGTCATGCCTGACGTGTCTATAGGATTGCCTTCAGAGTCATAGAACCCTCCAGTTTTTTTATCGTCTTTTTTGCCGCCCAAACCAAACAATGATGCAATTAACGAAGACACATCACCTGCACTGCCTAACAACGCACTAAGACCACTAGGCTGAGTTACAGAGTAAGATCTTGCAGCAATCGGCAGTCCCTGCAGTAATGAACGTTGGTACTGCAACTGTTTGTATGGGAAATCTCGCTCTTCTTCAAACTGTGCTCTATCTGCTGCTATACCTTCAGCTTCTATATCTCTTTGTGTGCGTCCTGCACCTGCTTGTGCTGCTAATGCTTCAAGTCCAAACCGCCTAGCTGCATCAGTAGCTGTTTGTTGTCTTCCTTGTTCTAAATTAAACTGGTCTCTAGCTTGTTGAAACGCTTGTGCATAACCTTTACCTGTTATGTCGGCTAAATTCCTGTTTAGCATGTCATCTCGCTCTAAATCAGCAAGAGCTTGACGAGAGCCACCAAAAGCACCAGCCCGAGTAAACCTACCCGATTCCGCTTGCCTACTTATTTCAGCTTGCCTACGTGCCTCTGCTAGTTGTGGTTGTAGCACCGCCGATAGATAGGGGTTCATGTACTGGTTAACATTAGTGCCCCCTGCGGTGGGAGCATCACCAGTTGCGGCAGGAGCATCAGTAGCACTAAAAGTGCCGGGGGTAAAAGACATCTGTTCGGTGGTAGGTATAACAAGATTACCTAAACCTGCAAAAGCGGTATCTTGTAAGGCTGAAGTTCCAGCAGTAAGTGGCCCTGTATAGGCTTCGTAGGGTTGGTCTGCTAAAGCGCGACCTTTACCCAAAAAGTCAGTTACATATTCTCCAGCAAACTCGGCTAACGCACCTTGATAGCCAGTTTGTTGTCCTACTGACGGATCTGTGTCAACGTCAACACCACCACCCGTTTGATATCTTAATATACTCATGCTGGTAGCATCCTCATGGGGTCTACTTCTTTACCCTGTTTTTCGTTACCTGTACGTTCTTTGCGTACTCGACTCATCATCTCGTGTAAAACTCTTGCTCCTGCATCTGAGTTGCCATTACCTAAATGACTCACTACGTCCGCAGGGATAACAAACTCACCGTCACTTAATCTTGCTTCTTGCCCATTATCAATTCGTGCAGGGACTTTATCAGCCATACCGTCAGTAGAGCCGTCTAAATATCTACCTTTACTAAGAGCTAAAATGCCACCTGCTGCCATACCCGTACCACCTTGCAAAGCTGCTATACCTTCTGCTTGTTCTTTGGCTTTAGCACGGGCTTCTGCAATCGACATTGGAGTGGTTTCTGGCTGCTTTGCGTAGATAGTGTCGCTAAAATAACGACGACCTGCAGAGCCGGGGCGACGGTTTGGGTCAATACCGTCTTCAGGTATGGGCTGTCTTTCTGGCATAGCGACTCGTTCTCGTACAGCCGCATATCGTGGTATTTCGCCTTGATAGCCAGTAGATTGCATTTGGGGGTTGAAGAAGTCTGGAGCAAACTTGTTACCTAAAGCAGATATACCAAGCCCAGCAAGTATAGAACCGGCGTCACTACTAAGAAAATCTGAAAAGCTAGCGTCTTCTTTACCTGCAAACTTATCTACTAGATCGCTAAAAAATGTGCTCATTAATCTTTCCCAAGTAAACGCAATAATTCTTCATTGCTGTTTATAATACCGCCTTGTGCTCTACGCCTTGGAGGTTGCGCAAACGGATTAGTTGCAGCATACCCTCCGTATGGCCCCGCCGCAGCGCGTTCCTGTTGTGGGGTACCAAAAATACTGCTGAAATCATAAGCTGGTTCTAGTTGCGCAAGCGGCGACTGCCCTACATCTATTTTACCTTCTTCAGAAGCTAAGAGCATACTCAAAAAATCCCTTGCAGACGACTCCTTTGCACGTTGTTCGGCTTGCTGCTCCATTTGCATTTGTTGCTGCATTTGTTGCTGCATTTGTTGCTCTAACTGTTGTTGCAATTCCTGTTGTTGCTGTAGCTGTGAAGCAAATAAACCTGTAGCAGCAAAGCGATTATCGGCAAGGGGATCTAGTGTTTGGTCACCTGCCAGCACATCCTGCAACAAGTTAAGATCCGTAGCATCAATTACACCATCGCCCGTGACATCATAAGCTAGCTGTTCTTCGGTAAACGTAAACGTAGACGGGTCAGCTAGTGCTTCCTGTTGTGCAATTACATCTGTAACAAAATCAATATCTGCGGCTGTTACATCTTGAGCAGGCTTACCTAATACTGTGGCTATAGCATCTATGTTGCCGCTAAGTTCTGCCTCTGTTTCGCCCAGTGCCGCAAGCAGGTCATCTTCTGTCTGACCTATGGTGTCGAGAAGCTCGTCTTTTGTTATGCCTAACTGATCGGCGAGATCGTCTACAGCATTTTTTGTTTCATCTATTTCCGCGTATAACCCTGTCGCGGCTGCATCATCAGTAGCGGCGGTGCCTACACGGTCAGATAAATCTCCAAGATCGACGCCTAAACCTTCTAATTTTGCAAATAGCCCAGTTGCTTCAACGTCATCGCTAGAAGGACTGCCTATGGCGTCTACTAAAGCAGCGTTAGATACCCCTAAATCAGCTATATCTGCAAATATACCTGTTGCTGCTTCGGTTTCAGTAGCAGGGTTACCTATAACAGACTCTAAATTAGCTACCCCCGCATCTACTGCAGCGCCTATTACATTGTTTAGAGCGGTCTGTAAGTCCGTGCCGCTATCTAGTTGTGCGGCTAGTTCTGATGCTACCGCTTCAGCAACTTCATTAACGTCTACGGTTTCCGTTATGTTGGTAACGTAGGTATTGCTGACGTTATAGGTGTTACTAATGTTCGTTACATTAGTGGTTGTGCCCGTGTCATCTGTGGTGGTTGTCCCCCCGTCATCCGTAGTAGTTGTAGTAGTTGTAGTCGTGTCCGTAGATGGTTCTTCTCCCATATCTGGCTCAGTTGCAGGCAAACCTCCTACATCTGTATCTGTGTCTGTATCTGTATCTGTATCTGTATCTGTATCTGTATCTGTATCTGTATCTGTGCCTGCATCTGCGCCTATTAGGGGGAACAGCTCTGGGCTATTAGCGATTACCTCTGTTAAGCGGTCAGCAGAAAAGTTAAGCCCCCTCCATGTGTACGAGCCGTCAGCATTACGAGTTATGCCCTCATATACCGTGGATAAGTCAACATCAGCACCAGCATCCACACCAACATCTACACCAGCATCTACACCAGCATCCACACCAACATCTACACCAGCATCTACACCAGCATCTACACCAGCATCTACACCAACATCTACACCAGCATCTACACCAGCATCTACAGCATCATCAGCGCCAGTATCAGTACCAGCATCTACAGCATCATCAGCACCAGCATCCACACCAGCATCCACACCAGCATCCACACCAGCATCTACACCAGCATCCACACCAGCATCCACACCAGCATCCACACCAGCATCTACACCAGCGTCTACACCAGCGTCTACGGTTTCGTCGGTATCCGCCGCTTGTTCAGCAAGCTGCAATAGGTACTCAGCATTAAAATCTACTGCACTTTGTTTGACGGTAGACTCTGGCAACGTGCCATCTTCACCTACTTCGCCAAGCACTTCTTCTATAGTTTGTCCGGTTATCAATCCTTCTGGGTAGCCTGCATCTATCAGTAACTGGCGTGCTTCTTCGGGGGTGGTGTATAGCTCATCAAAACTATCTTGTATATTTTCAAGGACTTTATCTGCATCTACAGTAGTTTGTTTTACATACTGTTGTGCTTGTTCTTCGGTTAACGTAAGTCCTTCTGCTGCCGCAGCGTTCATAACCTCTTGTGCGTCTACAAACCGGCTGTCTATGTATTCAGCTACCTGCGTGCCTAGTTCAGCATCGGGTTTGTTGCCTACGTATTCGTCTATAACTTTGTCAGACGCATTAAACTCAGGGTTAGCTGTCTCAAACGCTTGTTTGACTTCAGATGCGGTTGTGTAGTCTGCATCAAATGCGTCGTTTAATAAGCTAGTTTGCACCCCACCGAAGCCATCACTGGTTATGCCAAACTCGGCAAGCCTAGCCTCTGCTTCTGCGGCGTCTATTAAACCTGCTTTTGCGTCCGCAATCGTTTTCTGCACCTGTGCAGAGGTAGTTTTTGCTACGTTAGCAACTACATCAGATATTTCTGCACCGGCTGTAAGTCCCCCGCCTACGTTTGTGCCGATTATACTGGCGAGTATGGCGCTTTCTGCTACGTTAGCCGCTATAGGTCTGTCAGGATCAATTTCACGTATTGATATATCCGTAACATATTGCACCGCGCCTTCTTCTAGACCCTCAAGTACACCTTCTCGCACCGCCCCGCTAGCAGTTCGGTCTATCCTAGAAAGGAACTCGTCCATTGCGCTTATGGTAGTTTTATTTACTTTAGGCCCAAACAGAGATTCTGCTAGCTGTTTACCGCCCAACACTTCGGATGCAGTAAGCGCCATAACAGCACCCATGGCTCCTGATTTCTGTGCTACACCTGTAGCAAACTCTGCGGCCTCTAATAAATCTGCATCGCTAAGTTCTTGTGCTGGCAGTCCTGTTGCTTCTGCTATACGTGCATACTCTTCTTGACGTTTTCTTATAAACGTAGCGTGTGCATCTTCATACGCCCCGCCAGCCGAACCACCCGCTGCTTCTGCTACGTCACTTAGTAACGTGGCATCCATAGCAATCTTAGATGCGTCCATGTTATCGGCTATTTTCTTAGCCGCATCATCTCCAAACTTTTTAAGTGCTGCAGAAGACAGTTTTGCTCCCGCAAATGCTGCCCCACCCACAGCAAACGGCACGATCTCCTGCACAAATTCTTTGGCTACATAGTCAACGAGAAACTCTGTAGGGTTATCTACAGCCGCACCAAATATGGCTTTTCCTACTTCAAAGAAGCTGTCTTGCCAATCTGCATCTTTTGGTAAGTTGTCTTTAGCGGCTTGTATGCGGTCACTAATGTCTTTTAGGCCAGCTTGATAGTCCTCTGGCTTACTATCTCCAGCCATCTTAGATATTGCATCTAGGGTCTTAGCAATTTCGGTATTGCTTGGGTCATACCCAACTAGCGTTGCTAGCCCTAAAAACGACTGCGCTATCTCTGCACCTGCTTCTAACGCAACAGCAGTGCCAACAATCCATTTATCATCCCCAGTTTCGGAGGAAGCCTCTACTGCGTCTTTTGCTATCTGATACAAGAAAGACGCTTCTGTTGGGTCTTCTCCTGCGGCTACTTTTTCACGTATTACCGCGTTTTCATGCTCTCTACCTACAGATGCACTGCTTTTACCTAGCGCGTCTATATACGCTGCTTGGTCGGTTCCTGCTCTTAGCTCTTGTAACTTGGTTAAATCAGATTCTTGCACCTTCCGTGAAAAGTCTTCACTAGGATCATAGCCTAGCTCTTCCATAATCCTAAGATGTGAGTAGCCATCGTTTTGTAGATCGTTGTAGATCTCTACAGCTTCATCAAAGAATGTAGCTAAATCATTGCCTGTAGGTGAAGATACACCTTCTTCTTGAGCTATCTGTTGTGCGAGTAAGAAACAACCTTCTATAACATCGCCACTTTCACCAATTACATCACTAAGTGCACCGTTACCAATAAGTGTCGCTGCGGTTGACAGCATTCCTTCAGCACTGGTGGGATCGACACCCAACCCAGCTATTTTAGCGGTTATTTTCAACCAATCAGGCATGATGTCGCCTAGTGTTTGACCACTTACGGTTACCATCCCTGTTGTTTGAGAGGGTAAAGGTATTAACTCTACCGCCCCTGCTGCAATGCCTGCCGTAGCCGCTGCGGTAAGTATTTGAGATAAGTCCTTACCCTGTAGTGCAGCTATACCCCCTGATACGATTGCTTTTGCGGCAGCAGTACCAGCAAGAGTTGTTCCTCCAGCGGCGGCAGTAGCAGTAGACCCAGACAAAAGCGACGACATAGGCCCAGCTAAAGCACCGGCGGTTAGGTATCCAAGCCCCGCAAGAGCAATAGCTTTTAAGCCGTTTTGTACACTCTTATCTTTTACCTCTACAGTTCTAATCGCACCCGTAGAGAACGGGTCAAACAAGTATGTAGAGCCATCATCAGTCTGCCGATATGGGTTAACGCCGTATTTGAAGTACAACGACTGCAACATCGGGTCGCGTGTATGTGCTTCTTCTAAGGCTTTCTGATAGTTCATCCCCTCCGTTGCCATAAGATATGGCACTTGCTCCGAAAGTATCGGACGAACTAAAGACTGAAAAGCTTCAATATCCGATGCAGAGCTAGCAGAGTGTTTTTTGTAAGAGTCTTTGAACCCGTTAGCGGCTAGATCAACTTCTACAGGTGATATTTCATAGCCGTAATAACTACTCAACGCACTGGCTAATTCTTCCGTAGTAGTTGCGTCGGCTATGGTTGCGTAGGCTTCTATTACAGATTGCTCATCAGCACTACTACGCAGCCTTGATAGATACTCAGGGGCACCTTCCACAGTGGACAAATACAATTCTGGAGTTAGCCCCCCAGAAAATAACCCTGCAAACGCACCTGATTCTCGCCCACCCTCGCCGCCAATTATGTCAGCATAGGGGTCAAAACCAACAGCTCCAAAGGCTTGCTTAAACCCAAGGTTGTAGTAGTCGTCAGTCTCGTCTATGTCACCTTCGTAAGTAACGCCTTTGGATAGTATATTTTTGTATTTCTGTACTGCCTTATTAAGCAAACCTTCCACGGCTATAGCGGGGTTAGCAGGTGGGGGCGTAGTTGCAGGGGTAGTCGTAGTTGTCGTTGCTTCGTCTTCTATTCGTTCTATAGCAGCCAAAATATCTGCTTTAGACGGCTCACTTTCTGCAAAAGAAGGCAACTCTGGTTCTGGTTCTGGTTCTGGCTTGGGCTTGGGCTTAGGCTTGGGCTTGGGCTTGGGCTTGGGCTTGGGCTTGGGCTTGGGCTTGGGCTTGGGCTTGGGCTTAGGCTTAGGTGTAGGGTATTGTTCTTCTAGCCGCTCTATAGCCGCTAAAATGTCCTCTTCTGATGGTTCAAAAGCAAAGTTAGGTGGATTAAACCGACGCATTACGACACCTCCAGCAAGCTAGCTACTACGTGCAGTCTATCTGCCGTGGCTGCGGTGACTTTAACTATCTCGGACTCTTCAATAACGAGTGGTGCAGTAAGCAGTTCTACTGTGGTATTCGCTCCTACTGCTTTAGTCTTAAATACACTAAATACCGCCGAAGCAGAATCGGTAATGGTTACAGTAATTGTGTCAGCATTGCCTGAGTCCTCAGACACAAGAATAGACTTAATAATTGCTGTCGTAGCTGTTGGACATGTGTACAGCGTAGTCGCGGTAGTGGCAGTCAGATCCACCTTTGCGTTTTTGTACTGGTTAGCCACTAGCCTAAAAACCAAGCGGCAGCTTGTGCAGTAGGAGATACCGAAGCATCCCGTATACCTTTATCAAGCTGGTTAAAATAAAGACGTAGTGTGTTGTTTAGCTGGTTAAACATCCGCACGTCGTACTCATTTGAAGGATCTGGAAGAACAGGCGCTTTGAAATCTATGTCATAACGTGTTTTGTCTATAGCCATTAGCGCCTCCCATCAGGCCGCATTTCTAATCTAGGAGACCCTAACTGCCATTTCACTCCTAGATCACTTGATTCTATCTTTAATGCTAGCTGCCTGCCACGTACTCGCAAATCTAATCTAGAGGTGAAGGCTTCAATCGGTGCGGTTGCTGTTCTAGTTATAGAACCTGTGTTTGTACCACCTTCAGAAGCGGGCGAGTTTCGTCCAGACCCAGAGTTTTGTGCTGCAAACAATGACAATGTAGCACTAGGGCTATCTACGGTAGACCCATCAAATGTTACATCTGGGTACACCTTCTGTATAAACGCAAATCTGTGGCCGTCATCTAAGTCAAACTGCGCTGAAGATATAAAAGAATCTATGCCTGCAGCCGTGCCGGTCTCATTATCATCAATGCCATCTTCATGGTTTACGACATTGTTGTTATACGTAGCCGCCATAGGAAAGTCACGTATACCTGAATCAATCCAAGCAGTTCTGCCTAAATTGCCAAAATACCAGATGTTTTGCTCGTAGTTGTAAATGACATAACGATCTATGGTTGTAGCACCGCTAGAACAGTAAAACCACCAAATCTCGCTAAACCCTTCATTTGTACCCGCAAATACTTGGTCGTACTGCTCTGTATTGAAGTCATTAAATACGTACCGCTTCAGTGTGCATGGTAGAGTTTGCACTCGCCCATCATACAAATAGAACCCGCCCACGCCCATCCAATAAGCTACACCGTTTGCATAGGCAACCGTATTCGGCGATGCAATAGACAAATTTTCTCCGACAGTCTGTGCTCCCCATACAGCAGGAGCGCCAACATACTGCAATGCATAAAGTGCGGAGTCAGTCCAAATAAGTATCTCTTGTCGGCCTTGGATGGCTGTTATTATTTCTGACCCTTTAGATAATCTAAGATCGCCTGCTTGGTTTGTAGAAGATGGTGTCCAATTGACCGCATTTTCTTGGTCTGACCAACGCAAAAGCATTGGGTCTAAGTCACTACTGCCAAGGGGAGTTGTGCCAAAACAGAACACGAAGCGGTTATCCGACACAAGTAGCGTGTTTACTTTAGTAGGCACATTAGAGGCACCGCTTTCACTAGACAGCAATACTCCGCGAGTAGTTAATGCATCTGTTGCATCCCAGAAAAACAAACTACCACCACGAGCCGCAAATATAAGGTCTTCTCCAAAGTTAGATTGAGACCATAATCGAAGTGCATCTGTGCCTGTAACGCCCGTGCTCCACGCGCCAAGACCCCATCCAGCAGCACCCCAACCAACAAGTGCTTCTGCTACTGCAGGGCCAGAATTTATTTGGTACGTTGCAGTAACCGAACCGCCACCTGTGGCTGAAGAACTTGCGGCCTCACTAGCGGTTATGGTGTATGTGTTACCTGTGAGATATGTTATTTGGAACTCACCGTTTAGCGTCAATCCACCTACCGCAGAAGCGCCGCTAAATGTAACAAAGTCATTATTTTTGTATCCAGCATTAGCGTCTGTAACTGTGACCGTGGTAGAACCACTTACGGTGGTAAAAGGGTCTGTAAGCGACACAGCAGCACGTATAGGAGTAATGTCGTAATACGTCCCACCCTGCTCTATGTAAAACTTTAGATTAGTACCCACACCAAGCAGCTTTTGACTGCCTAGCGTCACCCAAGAAAATAAAGACCTCGCAACACCAAGAAAAGAGTTAGTAGATATACGATTCCACCCACCTAGTTTTTCTGGCATTCCCCGTCTAAATCGTACTTTGTCGCAGTCGTACCAACCGCCCTCGCTTGTATAACGTGTGTTCTCTCTGTCTACCCCCGGTTTGAAGACCATTTTTTGTAGCGGCATTACTGATACTCCCCAGTTCGGATCATCTCAGTAACTTCTACTGCACGACTACCTACCTGTTGGCTCCAGCGCGAGTCCATAAACTCATCGGCTGCAATGTCAAACTGCTCACGGGACATAGCCTCAATAGCCTTTACAAACCCTCGCAACCGAGTTAGTCCAAGGTTGAAACAAATATCAATCATAGCGTCTTGTCGCGCTTCATTAAGTGCAGCAAACCAAAAGTAAGTATCCTCAAGCTCTTCTTGCACGCGCTTAATATCGTTATTCAAAAGATATTCGATTTCGTCATCTGACAGCCCTAAACCTGACTCGGCTATGTTTCTACCAACTGCAATGGTTTCGTAACCAGCGGAGCACAGGTACACATGACTTCGCACACCCTCGTGGCGTTTAAGCATTTCGGTTAGTTTGGTCATTACTTCTCCCTGCTAACTCCTTTAACCTTCTCCACGGTTCTCATCGCTCCAATCCCAAGCATTCCCATCATAACGGGGACGAGCAGCGTAGTGTCTATTTCTGGCACCTCTACCCAGATGCCAAGTATGTTTGAAAGAATCGTATTGTATAAAAGACCCAGCGCACACACCCAACCAATACAGGGTCTCCACCCGGCAACGAATAACGACTTATGTGCAGCCTCTACCTTGTTGATTTCTAACTGGCCCTTGAGTGCTTCCTGAGCGTGACGCTCCGCAAGGGTGCTCAACTCAAAGGCGATACGATTCTTCTCGTCTTTGTCTTCAATAACCTTGTCGAGCAAAGAGGTAGCTGGGCCTATAAGTGAACTAAGTATACTCATCGTCCTCGTGCCATGTACGCTGTAGCGCCAAAGTATAGCCCTACAATGCTTGCCTGACTAAGAAATAACATGTCACTTAGAGAAGCCAAAGTGGACAAACGGGACTCAGGAATGAAGGGCAAAAGTGGTAGTAAAGCGAAAACCACCATACTACTAAGACTAACCCAAGCCATTCTTCGTTGACTGTCTGCTTTCTCTTCACGCAATTCGATCTCAACAAGTTCTTGATTTCTTGCAAGTTCTTCATCGCTTACGACCCCATCTCCGTCTAGGTCGTATTGAGCATACCTTGATTTTGGCTCTAGTTTCTTAGGACTCATTCATCATCTCTTTTCTTTGGGTCACGAAACAGTATTTTATTGCCTGCATCTGCTGTCTGTATTTCACGAACTGCACAATAAGTAGAAAAGTATCGGTTGTTGCTCAGAAGCTGATTGATCCTACCAACTGATTGCGCATTAAGCGCATTACTGTACTCAAGGCAAGACGTAAGCTCTTGAAAATAAAACTCTTGTCCTGTGGGTTGTCCACGCTCAAGAATAATTAAAACAAAGATCATCATAGTCATACTTCAAGATCCAAAAAATCTTGTCGTGAAACTTTTAATGTAGAGGTATGTATCTCGCCACTACGGTACTCGTATACAAATTCACTGTAACGAGTTATAGCAGAGATTTCTTTTGTGGAATTGCGAGATATTTGGTCGATGCGATAAGAGTTACGCAACTGGTCGATGCCGTGATAAGGAACATTTACGCTGTTTGGAAACGGTGGTATCTCCATCACAGCCTGCGCTTCTTCTTGACTGCTTGAGTTCTTACGGCTTGCGGTTTAACAAGATCCCAAGACATTAACTCTACATCAAGCTGATGTGCGGTTCCGAGAACGCGAGACATCGTGTTCTGCACGTAAATCATCCCACCGTATCCGCACTGACGATGGTTATACCGCATCCACTCCATGGCGATGCAGTGCCGATACTGGGGCGGGTTGACCAATTCCAACATCCGCCATTCTCTTAGATCACAGTATAGGTTTGGATTAGCAGGGTCATACTTTAGTTCTGGTTCTTCAGCATTATCTCTATCAGTTGCTGGAGCTTCGCGTCGGACGCTTTCGCTGTCTCGCTCTGTTCCGCCAATGAATCTACGATAGCCTCTATTTTTGTCGCATTGACTGCTGCGAGTTTTCCCGTGGCTTGGGCCTCTTGTACGGTCTTCTCAACAACAGCTTCAATACGAGCTACTTCGTCCTGTGTAGCCTGTGCTTGCGCCTGACTAGCGCCCCATACAACGGCACCCGAAAGTACAGCTAGAAATGCTGGCAAGGCCCATGTTGGGACTCGGATTCCTTCATCTGACATATCAACCTCCTAAAAATTGTGGCACCAAGATGCTCACTACAATTAAACCAATAATCCACCATAGCCTGTTAGATACAGTGTCTATTTTCGCTTCAAGCTCATCAAACCGCCTAGACCCACTTGCAAGGCGTTCCTCAATACGCAGGTAACGCTGCTCACATACTTGCTCGTGAGTAGAGATTTGGTTCAATGCCTTATCACCTTTGTCCAAGCCCCATTCCTCTGCCATCGCTAGATAGCACATAGTTACTCTTTGGCTTTACCCACATTTAGAGCGAGGGCTTCAATAACCGGATACACATATTTTGCGAGGAATGCGTCATCCTTTGGAGTGGGCGTGGCGGCGCACACAGCAGATGCAACGACTGACAAAGTGGTCAAAGTGGTTACGATTTCAAGCAAACTCATTAGTGTTCCTTGAAGCCTTCGGGCAGACCTTGTGCAGTCTCAGGCTCTTCTACTGTCTGGACACTTTCGGCAATGCTTTGGGTATAGGCTTGCAGTAACACGTTACGCTCTGCGATCTGCTGTTGCAGTGCAGCGATTTCACGACGGATCTCTGCGACTCTAGCAATGTGAGCCTGAGTCTCGACCTTCAGATCGCCAAAGTTGTACTCTTCGTCGTTGATTACGATTGTCTGTACTTCGCTCATTACCACGGCACTCCTGTAGCTTGTGTTGCGGCACGATCAATCTGCGCTTGAACCTTTGCGGTACGTTCAGCTTCAATGCGAGCTTTATACTGGGCAGCGGTTTCGTCTTCGGGGCCGCCTGTGCTCGGGCCTTTGTTTTGATCGTAGATCCAGCCCAGCACATCGCTTTCTTTGAGATCCGCATAGGCAATGTAATCGCTGCTCGACGCATCGTAAGTGAAGCGAGCTTTACCGCCTTCTGTTGCAGTTTCGCCACCTTCGCCATCGCTTGCTGCGACTAGGCTCCAGTAAGCCAGAATGACGCCACCATCAGCGTCAACGTGGGTCATATTGTTGACCGACCAAGTTGTGTTTATAGCCATTTGCTATTCTCCTTAACCAATTTTCACCGCGACAAACGGTCTGCCATCCTCTTCCGTAGCCCAAATTTTACCAACACAAAGCTGATACTCTTCAAATGTAGGTGAAGATTTTGCTACCGCTTTTATCCCGCTTCCATCAGCCTCTGGGTAAACATAATCGCCTACATTAAAAGAACCTGTGATGTTTACTGGAACCTGACCACTAAACGCTATTCTGTCTTGTGATGCTCTGAGAGCATTGTATTCATCACTTAACGGATTTATGTACTCAGAACTATCAGGATCACTTTGTTCTGGAGTCATCCAGTTGTCACCGCCAACATAGCTAGGATCAGTAGATTTGATTACAAAACTAATCGCATCTGCGAATACATCCGTCAATTTGCCGTTTACATCAACACCGACAACATCACCTTTGGCAATAGCGCCGCAACCGTCTGCTTTCGTCATATACTCAGCGTAGTCGGCTCCAGACGCATTGATTGTTCCAGCGGCACTAATCGACCTCAAGTTGCCACTATCTCTTGACAAAAGCATCAAGCCCCCAGCGTTTGAGCTGCCTGACAACCCGTTGACAGAGTTTGTGTCAGCGAGCGTAACTGAAGTCCCCGGCATACCTGTGCCGGAAGCTGCTAAACGCTTTGTTATGACACCCACACTGCTTATCCGCATACGCTCGTTTAGAGAGCCGCCAGTAGCTGTCTGAAAAACTAAATCCGCCGCGTTTTCATTAGTGCCTTCTGCTTCCCCCTCAATTTTTGCTACGACATCACCGCCAGTGCCGCTGATCTGCATACAAAATTCTATTTTTGCGAACTCGCCGCCATCTGCTACGTTGCCAAACCCAAACAAACTGAGTGAGGCTGGCGCTGTAGCGTTAGCGTCATTGATAACGCGAAGCTGGCCCAAACTGCTGCCGTATGTAGAGTTGCCAAGGGTAAGAGAGCCATCCGAACCAATCCGCATACGTTCTGCCCCGACACTCCCATCAGAACTACTGCCAGTGAATTGCAGTATCCCAGCGGTAGAGGTGTCAGCACCGTAAAACCTAATTTGAGAAATAGCAGTGGTGTCCTGACCAATCTTGAGTCGTGACGCACCGTGTGCTGTATTTTGTCCAGTGAAGGTTGCCGCACCCCCTACTGTTAACATAGTCCCTGTGTCAGTCGTACCAGTACCAATAGCGACTCTATTAGTGGATGCTTCGACAAACAACATATTAGAGTTGCCATCAGACTCAACGCGGAAGTCGATGTCATTACTGTCTTCATTGAAAACTGTGCCTACACTGCCGGTCAAATGAAGGAAATTTCTAAGCGTTCCTGCCCTCATTGCGTTCAGTTGCAGTTGCCCATCTTCACTGCCGTTAGAGACATCTGTCGCCACAGTAGCAATAGAAGCATAGGTCGTAGCGTTGTTTGCGTCATCAAGACCTTGGAAATTAATAAGACCCAGCTCATCGTTATCAGCGGCAGAACTAGCAGAAGCCCTATACAGACTCATAACTGGGCCACCATTCGCATCTGTGTCAGTGCTTACTAGGACTAATTGAGCGGTGTTGTCTCCGTTAGCGATATTTACAGTGCCACCATAATCTACATTTTGCCCAATGTTGATATGGTCGTTACCAGCATCGACATTAAACAAATTAGCATTGTTGTTGCTCTCTATGCGAAAGCCTTGGTCATCGCCGTTTTCATTAATAATAACGTCAGCGTTGCTGACCCTCATTCTTTCAGCCACGGTTCCGCCGTTAGCTGTGTTGAATTGGATCACCCCATTATTTACGGCGCTACCAGTAATAATCCCGATACTGCCAATCGTGGCGTACCCACTGTTGTAAACCTGCCCAAGAAGGTAGTTGCCGTCACCAGCAGTTGCAGA